GTTACTTTTGTATCATCACTAATGGCTGCTGGTTCTGTAACAAATGCTGAATTGTTTAGAACGGCAACGCTTGAAAGTTCTTTAACTGCAAACGGCACAACGACATCGGCAATAACAACGGCTAAGAATATTGCTGCAAGTGTAACGGGAGCGGCAACGGTAACGGATGCGACGTTGGATGTAGCTGCGCCTATTGTAGAAGTAGATTATCTTGTTATTGCTGGTGGTGGTAGTGGAGGTCTATTAGGTGGAGGTGGTGCTGGTGGATATAGAAACACAGTATCAGGGGAATCGTCAGGAGCAAATTCAAGCGCAGAGCCGAAATTAAACCTTACAAAAGGCGTCACATATACAATAACAGTAGGCGATGGTGGTGCATCTTCTACTACGCAACAGGGTAATGATGGTAATTTAACATCTATTTCTGGAACAGGCATTACAACTATATCAACTGTAGGTGGCGGTGGCGGTGGTGGAGAAAGTTCGTCTTCAACAACACCAGGTAAAAATGGTGGTTCTGGAGGAGGTAGTGGTGATTCTGCAGTCAATAGAGCCGCTGGTGGAGGTGGCGGTGGTGCTGCTCAAACTGGTTTTGCGGCAGGCACACTTGGTGAGGCACCTGGTGATGGAACAGCTAATGAAGGTTTAGCTGGAGGTAAAGGTTCAAATGATACACAAAATGGAGGTAATGGAGGAAATGGATTATCCTCATCAATTACAGGAAGTGCAACTACAAGAGGTGCAGGTGGAGGTGGTGGTGGTTATATATTTGGTGGTAGTGGAGTTGCTGGTACAGGAGGTTCAAGTGGCATCGGAGGTGATGGAGGTCGCAATAATTTAGCTTCTACTGCTGGAGATGCAAATACTGGTAGTGGTGGTGGTGGAAGAGGATTAGATAGTACAGGTAATGCTGTTGGTAGTGGTAGTGGTGCTGGTGGTAAAGGTATTGTAATTATACGCTCAGACATTGACATTACTAATTCAGCCGATTATACTGGAGGAACAAGGTCGACAAGTGGAGGTAAATTTATTTTTACATTTAATGGTTCTGGTTCAATAAAATTTAGTTAAGGTGGGAAGTTTTGTAAAATTAAATAATGATAATTTTGTTATACAAGGTGTTTCCCTTGTAAATGAAATTTTTACTATAAATGGAATAGAATATGAACAAAAAGGAGTTGATTTTTTAAATAAAATATTTCAAACAAATGATATTTGGAAACAAACCTCTTATAATACAATAGGTGGAATATATTATACAAATGGTATAGTAGGTCAAGACCAAAGTAAAGCATTTAGAAAAAATCATGCTGGCGTTGGCTATTATTACGATAGCATAAGAGACGCTTTCATTCCCCCTAAACCATTTCCTTCTTGGACATTGAACGAAGATAGTTGCCTTTGGCAATCACCTATACCTTATCCAAATGATGGTAAAATGTACCAATGGAATGAGGAAACAGGCAACTGGGAAGAAATAAATTTTTAACGTTAAAAACTTTATAAAATGGGAGCTTTTGGAAATTTTTTAGAAGACAAAATAACTGGATGGATAAATGGAACGGACATGGGTACTGCTCCAACGAATACCTACGTTCAGTTATTTAATGGCAATCCTACTGACACAGGCACAGGCGGAACTGCATTACTTACGCGTGTAGCGGTTGCGGCTGGTGGATGGACAAGGGGCACAGGTGGCGCAGGTACATTAACTAATACTGCGGCTATTACTATAACTGCATCCTCTGGTTCTGCTGTTACAGCTGATTACTTTGCCGTATTTGATGGTGCTACTGGAACAAACGTTTTATTTCACGGTCTTTTAAGTGCAAGTAAATCAATCGCTGTAGGTGACGAAGTAAAATTTAACGCATCTCAGCTTACTTTAACTGTAGCCTAAAAAAATATTCCTGCCTTGAAATATAGGCAGGAGTTTTTAAAACTGCAAATAAGTTAATTAAAACTTATATTTGCATAAAAGTAATAAAAATGCCAAGAAGGCCATTATCATTTACGAATACTAATAGAGGGGTAGACTATGCTAAGTTGCGTGTAGAAACAAGACGTGCTGAACAACAGGGTAAATTTGTTGAAAAGGATTTTAATGTTGAATGGCAAATATTTGATAGAGATGTACAAGATGCATTAAAGATGATGCGAACTAATTTTAAAAAAGATTGGGACGCAAAGAAAATGGATATACTACACAATGCCGCAGAACCAATGGTTGCAGCGGTTAAGCCTCAAATTCCTATTTACAAAGGTGGTGTTCACTATAGGTATTTTACAAAAAAAACTACAAATAAAAAAACGGGTCAAAGTAGCGAAAAAGAATATAGGGCATCATTTATACCAGGTCATTTAAGAAAATCAGTAAAAGTTCTTAACCCTTTTAAACCAAGGTTAAAAAGGATTGAAACAATTGTAATTGGTACACTTAAAAATTATCCTACTAAAGTTAGTAGAGGACCATTTGATGGTGTTAATAAAGCCGATGCATATTATACAAATTTTCTTTACGGTAGTGCGGTTGCATTCCAAACAAAAGTATTATTACAAGGATTTTTAAAATCATTTCACGCATCCAGGGATGTAGTAATAAAGGGTACACATAGTTTAATAAATCAGAATGCTAAAGCAGCTGGGTTAGATTATAGAATACAATGAACATAGGAAAATTAATATATGCCGTTGTTGCAAGTGATGCTACTCTTGTTGGTTTGATAGGCACAAGAGTTTATCCGGAAGAAGCACCTAATAATGTAGCTTATCCTTACATAACATTTACTAAAGTAAATACGCAACCAACAAGAGTAAAAAATATTGTTAGTCCTTTGGATATGGTTAAGGTTACTTTTTTTGTTTATTCTAATAATTATGACACAAGTGAAAATGTTGCCATAGCTTTAAGGAATAAATTCGATAACCTTAGAGGTACATATAATTCAATTAATTTAGATTGGTGTATATTTGAAGATGAAACAACTGGGGATCCCGTAATGGAAGACAAAATATATTGGATAGCAATAGATTTCTTATTTAAAATAAACAGACTATGAGAATAATTTTTTTAAAAGAACATAATAATTTTAAGAAAGGTGATGTATGTGAGGTCTTAGATACTTTTGCGTCATCTTTATATAAATTAGGTGTTGCTAAACATTACGATGGTGCTGAAGTAGAAATTATGCCTACAAAAGAACCCGAAAAGGAAGTAGTTTATGTTCCAATAATTGTAAATGAAGAACAGTTAATGGAACAAATGCAAGTTGACGAGCATGATATAAATTACGATACTGAAATGGAGAAAGGAAACAAGATTAAGTCAAAATTAAAATAAAACAAAATGCCTACAACTGGAATAATGAACGGTTCTTTGTTGAGATTATATGTAGATGGTGTTGCGGTTGCGTATTCAACATCTGATACATTAGATTTAACAAGAGCAATGCGAGAACTCGCACACAAGGATAATACATCTGCATGGGTAGAAGTTAGTCCTGGACAAAAATCAGCTACATTTTCAACTGAATTAATGTTTGCTGATATTGGTGATGCAAGTGCAAATACAAAATTTAACACACTATTCTCTTCTTGGGATTCGGGAACATCCATTGTATGTACTTATACATCAGATATTACTGGTGATTCTATATTTACATTTAATGCTTTTATTGAAAGTTTGTCGTTAAGTGCTGCAAACCAAGAAAGTGTTACTGCTTCTTGTTCTTTAAGAGTAAATGGTGCGGTTACAAGATACACTAAGGTTGTTCCTGCCGCTCCAACTGCATCAGCTGGAACACCGACGGCTACAACTATGCCATTAACTTGGACTCTACCTACACCTAACGGTGGATACCCAATTACAGATTATCTTGTTCAATACAAGACATCTAATTCACAGACATATTTGACATTTACAGACGCAGTATCTACTGCACTTACTGCTACTGTAACTGGTTTAATTACTGGAACTGTTTACAACTTTAGAGTTGCTGCTATAAATGCTACAGGAACAGGGGAATACTCAAACATTGTTACTGCTACAACTGCATAAATTTTTCCGATACTATTTGGGGGTTGACACTATGTCAACTCTCATTAGTATCCAATTATAAATCAATAAACCTTTTTTATGGTATCGGTAAATCACATTGAAATAAACAAAAATGAAATTCCTTTTAAATTAGGTGGATATGCATTGAGTTTATTTTTAAAAAAGAAAAACATTAAATTCTCATTATTTAAAGAAGCTTTAGATGATGATTTGAGTTTATTGTACGAAGTTATTTATTTAGGGGTAGAGAATGGCTATAAAAGAGAAGGAAAAGATAATCCTTACAATTTAGAATCCTTTTGTGAAATGGTTGATGATTATAACAAGCTACAAGATTTTAGTGATTTAGTTGCTCAAAGTATGGGAGGCGGTTCGACTGAAAACGAAAAAAACTAAGTAACCCAAACGCAAAACCTCTTGAGATTGAGGATATTGAAAAAATGTGTTTGGGTGAATTACAGATGACACCGGATGAAATGAATATGTTTGATTGGAGAGAATTAATGATTAAAATTGATGGTTATTATAACTCTGTAAACAATCAATATAGACTAAGCTGGGAACAATCAAGGTTTATTGCATTTAATGCAATGTTACCTTATGTTGGCAAACATAAAACTTTAAAGCCTAATGATCTTATTAAATTTCCGTGGGATCATAACTTTAAACAAAGAGTTTTAACAGAAAGGGATTATCAAGAAATGGATTTAATGGACACGTTGGTTAAAGGTAACTCAATGCTAACTAAAGAAATACTATAATGGCTCAAGGAATACTATCTATAAAAATTCGTGCTGATGCCAGTCCTTTAGAAAGGGCATTAAAGGTGGTTGGTAGAGATATGGCCGCATTTAGCCAAAAGGCTTTAGCTATTGGTAGAGGTGTAACATTAGGATTTACAGGACCTATAATTGCTATGGGTTCAAGTTTTGTTAATGCGGCAGCCTCTATGGATCAGTTAGAGAGAGGGATGTCAGCGGTTATGGGTAGTACAAGTGAAGCAGGAAAAGAATTAAGTAAATTAAAGGAAAGTGCAAAGTTACCAGGTTTAGGCTTTGAAGAAGCGGTTAGAGGTAGTATTAGATTACAAGCGGTAGGTTTACAGGCAGAACAAGCAAGAAAGGTATTAGAAACATTTGGTAAAGCAATTGCTACAACTGGTGGTGGTGCGGTAGAATTAGAAGCCGTACAATACCAGTTAACTCAAATGATTTCTAAGAATAGGATTCTTGCAGAAGATTTTAAACCTATTCAATCTGCCGTTCCTTTAATTGGCAAAGCTTTAAAATTAGCATTTAATACAGATAATATTGAGGCGGTAAGAGCAACCGGTGTTGGGGCTAAAGAGTTTGCTATGCGTTTAACCGAATCTTTAGCGGTTTTACCAGAAGTATTAAATTCAACAGGCGGCATAAGAAATCAATTTGATAACCTAAGAGATGCTTTAAAATTTGCCTCTGCTGAAATGGGTAAAGCCATTTTAAAAAATATAGATTTAGAAGCGGTGATAGATAGTGTAACTGAAAGGATAAATATGTTATCTGATTGGTTTGGAAGTCTATCTGATGGAATGCAAAAGTTTATATTAGGTGCAACTAAAAATATAGCAATATTTGGTGGTTTAGCCTGGATTATAGGACAAGTTGGTTCTGCTTTAGGTACTTTTATTTACCTTATTGGACAAGCAGTAAATAAACTTGTAATATTTGATAAAGTTACCAAAACATTAGCCTTAACTACTGGTGGTTGGATTACTGTAATTGCTGCGGCTGCAATTGCCGTTGGATTATTAGTAAATAATTACAATAATGCTTTAAAGCCAATGGACACTTTTAACGACCATTTGTCCGTTGGTGCTAAAAATGCAAGAAAAGAAAGTGTAGAGTTTAATAGTTTAATGAATGTTCTTCAAGATGCAAATGCAAGTTTAATATCAAGATCAAAAGCACTTGAAACTATAAATACTAAATACTCTGATTATTTACCTAATTTATTAGAAGAAGCTACCAGTATTGATGCAGTAAGAATTGCACAAGAAAAAGGAAATATTGCTTTACAAAATAAATTTAAAGTATTAGCTGCTCAAGGAGTTCTTGAAAAACAACAAAAAAAATTACTTGATTTAGAAGAGCAATTATTTATTGCAGAACAAAACAGAACTAAATTTCAAAAGCAGCAACAAGGTCCTACAACTGGATTTGGTAGTAATGTTAGCACTCAATATGATGTTCAAGGTTCAAATATTGATGCTTTAAAAACTAAAATTGAAACATTAAAAAATGCTTATAATAAAACAGAAGCAAGTCTTGTAACACTAACTGATAAACAAAGTCTTTATAATGATAAATTAAAAGCAGAAAAAATTGAAAACCTTAGTAATAAGGTTAAAGATTTAAATGTTTTTTTGGAAGAAGGTTCTAAAAAATATGGTAAAAATTCTGAAACTGTAAAAAATTTAAAAGATGAGATTGCAAAATATCAAAGTCAATTAGATGTATTACAGGGAACTAAAGAAAAAGACATAAATAGTAATGGTAATTTAAATAATAGTACAGATAAAGTTAAAACTAAATACGAGTTATTAAATGAGGAGTTAAAAATTACTGAGGATAAATATAAAAGCGTTGTACTATCACAAGGTGCTTTGTCTACTGATGCATTAGCATTAGCTGATAAATACAGGCAACTAAAAGATAGTTTAACAAAAGTAAACGAACAGTTTGATAAAATTGAAACCAGAAAAATAACAGTTACTCCGTTGGCTCAATTCCAAGGTCCAAAACCTATGGAATTTAAAGAAATTTTTACCGATGATATTGGTAAAAGTATTTTAAAATCAATAGGTTTTGTGGATGGTGTTTCTCAATCAATGAGAGATTTAAAAGACACATCCGAAGAAGTAGGTAGTATTGTAAAAGGTAATATAACCGAAGGGATCGTCCAACCAATGACTGATGCTCAATTTGCTATTGAAAACACAATGGTTGATATTGAGAAGCTAAATGCACAATTAACAGACTTAGTAAATAATACTTTAACCGATGTTGCCTTTGCTCTTGGCGAACAACTTGGCAATGCTTTAGCTGGTGCAGGATTTTCTATTAATATGATTTTATCACCTTTAGCCGACGCTTTAATACAATTTGGTAGAATGGCTATTGCGGCTGGTTTTGCTGCTGAATCAATTAAAGTTGCCTTAGAATCATTAGGTGGTGTTGGTGCAATTGCTGCTGGTATTGCATTGGTTGCTTTAGGTACATTTGTTAAGAGTCAGTTAAAAGCCCCTGCACTTGCCGAAGGTGGTTTGGCATTTGGTCCTACAATGGCTATGGTTGGTGATAATAGGAATGCTGGAATTGACCCAGAGGTTATTGCACCTTTATCAAAGTTAAAAGCAATGTTAGGAGACACCGGTGGCGGTACTCCATATATACTTAAAACAAGTATCTCTGGAACTGATCTGCAATTAATACTCGAAAGAACAGATTCTAAAAACCTAAGAATAAGATAATGGCAAGAAGATTTGAGGCAACAGTTTATTCTGAAAAAGGTAGGGAGTTTAAATTGTATATTAATGATGCAAATTATTCCGGTGTAATCAACCCAATAAGATTGGTTAATTTAAATTTAAATTGGGATAGCAATAGAAAAAAAGGTAGTGAAAGATTTGCACCAGTAATTGGTAGCACTTGCGACTTTTCATTTTTTGTAAATAGTTCTATTTTACAAACTTTTGTTGAACAGTTGGTTGATAGTGAAGAAGGTAGATTTACTGTTGAGTATTATGCTTATGCTGCAAATGGCAGTACAATTAACATGAAATGGTTTGGTTATATATTAATTGATTTAATAGAGTTTGAAGATGTTGCTAATGCTATAGGATATAATTTTGATATAATTGCAGTTGATGGACTTGGTTGGTTAAAAAATATAGAATACAAAGCACCTAATGGTCCATTTGTAGGAGCAGATACATTGGCAAATCACATAATGAATTGCCTTAATAAATTAAGTTTTGTAAATTCTTTTTATTCTACTAATATACCTATTTTAAGTTTTATAGGTAATTGGCATAATGCTTTTTATACCTACTCTGAAAACAATAATATTTTAAGTAGAGTAAAAATTAATCACAAAGCATTCTATTGGAAAGATACAAAAGACAATTATATATACACAACTTGCTATGATGTATTGGTAGCAATTTGTGAGGCCTTTGCTTCAAGATTAATATTCTCTGGTACAAATTATTGGTTGATTCAAATTAATGAATACATGAATCCTAATGCAATGAGATATTTTAATTTCTTTGCAACTGGAATTGAGGATCCTACGGTTTTTGACAATAGAGATTTAGCTATAGTAAACAATCAAACTAATTTAGCAGAAAGTGATTTAGTTAGAATTGGCGGTGGTAGATTTGGATATTATGCACCATTAAGAGAAATGATTGTAGAATACAAAACATCTGCAAGAAGAAATTTAATACCAGGTGCTTTATTTACTTACAATACTTTTAATTTTTTAAATCCAAGTCAAGGTGATTCTGGTGAGATTTTATTAGAAGAACTTGATGCTGATAATTTAGAGGCAAGGTTGTCCTATACAAGTAATCTATCTTTGTTTACATCATATAATTTAGCAGGATTTACTTTTCAACCTCACATATTTTTCTTTGCTGCCATTATTAATCAAAAAGGATTTGTAATTCCTGTACAAGAATTTGAAGATTCAAGTGGTTGGTCTTTAGGAACTGGTTTTTCTATTGCTGAAAAAAAGTTAAACTTTAATGTCACTAATACTGCTCAAGCTGCAAAATCGTTAATTGCTGCAACTATTGGTTATAAATATAGTGTAAAATTAAAAATTACCATCCAGCAAGGAAACATGAAAGTTTATATGGGTGGTGCAGTTTTTGAAATAACAGAATCTGGTGATTTTGAATTTGATTTAATAGCAATTGATACAACCGGTTTTAAATTACAAAGTTCTGTAGTAGGTTTTAGTATTGGTAGTATAAGTAACCTATCTATGGTTGGTCCTGTTAGATGGTTAAGAAGAAATGCTACTTTTGAGGGATTAAATACTATATTTTCTGCTGCGTCGTGGGAAAATACACCAAGTGAATTTCAATTTACATCTGATGTAATTAGTCAAGATTTAACATACATTTTTAATAAAGTAGTAGCATTTGATACATTAGCTATTCCTGCAACATCTCAATATTCATTTCAGATCATACTTAAAAGTATTAGAAATGCAGCAGGAACAAATATAACAACACAACTTTTAGCTTACAATTATTCATTTGCAGATAATTACTTAGAATTTTTACCTAATGGTAATATTCAAAATCAAAATGATATATACGAATATGCAAGTGACAATAATGTTTTCTCATCTCTAAGAGCAAGGATTGAAACTAAAATTGGTGATGGTCCGGTAACATCTTCTCCAGGTGCAATATTTGTAAAGAATAATGATGGTAATTTTGTTTTAGCAAGTCCTATTGGTTGGACTATTGCTGATATTGGTACTGGTAAAAATATATCCCAAATATTAGTTAACGAAGTTATTAAAGGCCAATTAAAACCAGTAAGAAGAATGATCAATGTTGGATTTCAAAATAAAAATCTTAACAACCCATTTCTTCCACACTTTGTTATAGATTTTACATCTGTTATTGCTCAAGACAATGATAATTTTTGGGTATTTGAAAGAGGTACTTATGAATGTATGACAGATATAATAACTGGTGATTGGTTTGTAATTAAAAACGATGAATAATGCCATATACAGAAAGAAGTGTTGTAATTAAAGGATTAGGTTGGGAAGATGGCACTCCTTTCTCAAGTGGTAGCGGTGGTACATCCTCAACTAATATTACAGAAACTATAAGCAATGTTACTATAACTGGTTCTACTTTTGCAGTTTACGCTCAAGAGTTTTTAGCAACCTCATCAAATGTATTGACTATTACTAAAAATAATAATCAACTACCTATAACAAATCAAGATGCTCAATTGCAAGTGTATCAGAATGGACAATTGCTAATTAAATCACAATATGTCGTAACTTTGCCAAATACTATTACTATTGATAGCAATACCCATTACAATGATAGTAATTACATTATTACATTTATAATATTAGCATAATGGAAGAAATAAAAGCACCCAAAAAAGAAAAGAAGTTTTTAAAAGCCGTAGGCAACATTGCCAAGGTTTTGGCTAATGAATTAGTAATGGGAATAGCAAGAAAGTTTATAGGCAAAGCTATAGACAAAGTAGGTAATAAACGACAAGGCCTTATGATTGCTTTTGTTATTTTAGCTTCTACGTTTGCCATTGCTCAGTACCCAGCAACGGGAAACAAACAAAGATTAGGTTACCAGACTAGTGGAGATGGATTGGTTTATCGAGGTCGAGCAAGTGATACTATTTCTATAAAAAGTAACGGTTTAAATAATGCTTATTTTATTCTTGATACCTTAAATAACATTCTTTACAATTATATTAAAACAAAGGGCGGTTGGAAATTTAGTAACGGTGATACTATTATAATAAACGGTGTTACTATGCCATTTGACTCCATCACCTTTAACACGGCAAAGGATGGCACAGTCGGAGTTGGCGAAGTAGAATATAATGATACTCAAGGCTCTTTGATTCAAGGCTTAAAAGGTGGCAATGTAACTAATGTAATAGGGCAACAATTACAGCAAAGGGTAAACAATCGCACGGGGTCACCTTTGGCAAAGGGAACGGCGGTTTATTTGTCAGGAAGTCAAGGTAATCGAATAACCGTTGCTAAAGCGTTGGGCGTTAGCGATGCCTTTTCGGCTAATACATTTGGTATAGTAGCAGAAAGCATATCAAATAATCAAAGCGGCTATGTTATAACAGAGGGCTTAATAACAGGAATAAATACAAGTGCTTTAGTCGAAGATTCAGCCGTGTATCTTTCGCCAACGGTGGCTGGTGGATTAACATCAACAAAGCCTCAAGCACCTCAACACACGGTATATATTGGTGTTTGCGTTAAAAGTAATGCTGGGTCGGGGGAATTGTTCGTCAAAATTCGTAATGGACAGGAACTTGACGAATTGCATGATGTTTGGATAACATCGCCTGTTAATAATGCAAGTCTATATTATAAACTTAATGAAAAAATATGGCGAGATACAACGGCAACACTTTTAGTAAGTGATACGGCTTCGATGCTTACAACCTATTTTAAAAAATCAGATACAACGTCGTTAAACCTTGTTTCCAGATTTGCGGCAAAGCAAAATATTTTGACAAATCCAATTACAGGAACAGGCACAACAAATTATTTGCCAATATTTACTGGTTTAAGTTCCTTAGGTAATTCATCTATTTATGATAACGGAAATATAGGAATAGGAAATAATAACCCTACGGTTGCAATAGACTTATTAAAAAGTACATCTTCAACATCAGCAAAAATTCGTTTAGAAACGCAATTTGAATCTGCTATAAGAACTTTAACGATTGGAAGTGGTGACGGTATAACATGGGATTTACCTGGTGGAACATCACAAAGTCCTTACATTGATGTTAATGGCGGTGATAATTCATTTGGAGGAGGTAATTTTTATATAAAAACTCAAGGAGTTGAAAAATTTACGGTTAGACAAAACGGAAACATCGGTATAAATACTTTAATACCTTCTTTTAAACTTGATGTAAATGGGACAACGGGATTACAAGGCGCACTAACGGTAAACAATGCCACGGTATTAAACGAAGGCTCAGGTGACTTTGATACAAGGATTGAAAGCGACGCAAACGCCAACATGGTTTTCGTGGATGCGTCAACGGATAGAGTTGGCATTGGCACGGGTTCACCTTCAAAAACCCTTGACGTTAATGGTGAGGTAAGAATTGCAACGGTTACGGCAACGCCTACGGCTTTACTTGGTAAGGATGGAAGTAATGTTGTGGGCGAGGTAGCGCTTGGTACAGGAATGTCTGTTAGTGGTGGTATATTAAGCGTTCAAGCTGCTGGGGCTTCTGCAACAGGGTTAGTTACATCATTTGGTTCTCAAATATTTGGTGGTGTTAAAACATTTAACGAAATAGTCAATTTTAATAAAAATATAAGTTTACCTATTGTTAAAATAAATAACACAAATTACACGGCAACAACCTCTAATCACACCATTATTTACACAACTTTAACCTCTGATAAAACATTAACTATACCTAATGCTTCTGATGCGGTAGGAATAAAATATACTATTTCAATTTTTGATATTCCCGAGGGTAATGAGGCATTAACTTTAATTACGCCATCATCAAATGTATTTGTAAGAACTGATGGCGAAAATTCAAGTGTTGATATTGTTGGCGGTTATTGTACTACAATCCAAAGTGATGGAATAAAATGGTATATTTTATCATATGCACCAATGTATTAATTCTAAAAAAAAACATAAACATGAAAAAAATATTAATCTTTTTATCCTTGATTCCTTCTTTTGTCATTGCACAGGATACGGTTATTATTTCCAAAATTTTTGCAGATGATACCTTATGGAGTGTAAAAAAAGTGTATGATAATCAAGATGTTCAAATTAAAACATTTGAAGATTCATCAGCCATTTATTATTACATTTTAAATGATGTTGTCGATGAGGCAAGGAAAATGACTGATGCTTTTAACATTTACGAAAACCGTAACAAGTTTTTAAATAGTTTATTTAAACTTGATAAAAGCATGGTTAACGGTAAAGTGGAAAGTGGCTTTGATTACCTTTCTAATTTATACGCCTCTTTCTGGACAGGCAATTACAATGCCATTGCCAATGGAACAAAGGTACTTGCTGGGGCTGAGATATTTGTAAATAAGAATAATGAGTTGAGGATTAAGGTTGGCGAAAGCATAAACAAGTCTTTCATTGCCATTGCCGACACTTATGGCATCATTGTAAATTACCCAAACACGGGCGACAGATTTGTTATTTACAAAACAAATGAAAAGTCATTTAAAGATTTGGATAATAAATTGATTCTTAGAAAGCAAAAACAAATCAACCGATGAAATCAATAATACTAAAACTATTTTATCAATCGTGGGAATTTATTTCCTTCTCCCTCTGCTGCGGCTTTGTTGCATCGTTTTTCATACCTATTAAAGGCTTTCTTATTTTTACAATTTTCGTAGTTTTTGCAGACACGGTGACGGGAATCAAAGCTGCAAAGAAGGAAGGACAAAAGATAAGTAGCAAAGGATTGTATCGTACAACGGAAAAAATAATTGTTTACTTTGTTGCAATCCTAATATTTGAAGGTGCAAAAAATACTTTTTCAATACCATTCCCAATCACTTACATGGTGGCAATGATGATATCTGCGACGGAATTATTTAGCGTAGCAGAAAACATCAAGCGAATTACTGGCGTTGAATTAGGGACTTTAATTACAAAATTTTTTAAACGTTAAAACAAATAATATGCAGACTAATTTAAAAGATGCCCTTAAAAATGCAGACTCAATAAAGTCACCTATGGGCGACGTAGCTTGTTACTCAATGAACTTTGCAGAACTTGCAAGTGAGATAAACGTTCATCTTGAAGGCAATAAAGTAAAATTTACTTGGCGAGAATATGTTCAACTTGCTCAAATCATTTGGGACAAGATTAAGGAAACAAGCCGTGAATGTGCTGGAAAAGAAATTGAGGTAAAGTTACCAGCCAAACTGGGACTTATTTCGGCAGCTTTTGCTCTCATTGGTTTTAAATTATAGGCGCAGACGATTCGCTACCTTATGCGTTTACAGGGCGGTGTATTGATTTACATCGCCCTTAAAAATATAAATATGGAAAAGAACAGATTTACTATTTTTTTAGATGCCGGTCATGGTGGATTAGGTAAGAAATTCGATATACCACATAGATATACAACTTACCCAAGTAAATGCTTTCAGCATACATCTCATCAACTATTCCATGGTTACGGATGGTTTTTTGAGGGTGTATTCAATAGAGATATTGTAGATTTATTAGATATAATGTTAAAGGCAGAAGGTTTCAATACCTTAAAACTTTATCATGAAATAGATGATACACCTTTAAAACTCAGATCAAGCAAAGCTAATGCGTTTAAAGATTACGATGCTGCAATACTTGTTTCGGTTCATGGTAACGCAGGACCTAAAGGTGCAAATGGTTGGGAAGTGTTTACAAGTCCAGGTCAAACACAAGCAGATACTTTAGCCACATTAATGTATGATGAGGTAAAAAATACTAATTTATTTAGAATGAGACCAGACATTACTGATGGTGACGTTGATAAAGAAGCTAAATTCCACATGGTTTGTAATGTAAAAGTTCCTGCCGTATTAACCGAGAATGGTTTTTTTACGGACAGGAACGATGCAACAAAGATGTTTAATAAGGAAAGTCAACATAAAATTGCCAATGCTCACTTTAATGCAATTAAAAAGTATTTTAGTATCCTATCCTTTTAATCATATCTATTGCCTTACCTTCCATGCTTGGTTCAAGTTTTTTGCTAATTATTGCTTTTGCCAATATAGATGCAATTCTTTTAGATTCCATATTTTTATATGGTTCACCTAAATTTGAACCCATCGGCTTACTGTAAAATGTTACAAGAGCATTGAAAGATGGAACTTGTAGATTAAAATTAACAGGCTTATCTGTCATGATAGCCAACTTTAAATAATCTGTTTTTTTAGTCTTCATATTAATTTTGGTTTAAATTTAAAAACAAGGGTAAATGCGTCAATCATATCCTGTGTTATTTTTATTGCAGGAATGTCGGTAATATAATTTTCTCCTTTAAGAACTGCTAACATATATTGTTTATTCCATTTTGCACCTTTTTGCAAGGGACTAACGCAAATATGTTTGTAGTTATTTACCTCAATCCATTGTTTTGTAATGGTTGATGCCGCTTGGTTCATACCAACTCTTCTTGATATTGAACTTTGGACATTGTTGTTATAGCCTTTTATAAAAGTAATTTTTTGCATGGATGAGTCCTCAATAATAAAAAAGTAGTCTTCATTTTTATCTATATTCATTATGTAGTTTAAAAAATCAACAAATTGTTTAAATTTCATAAACTCTAATTTTTTTGTCAATGTATCCAGGATACAAATTGCTTGACCATTTTCCCTTATTGCAGGATCTACCCCAATTACTTTCATGATATTGCTCTATTTAATTGTATGTTTTGTTTACTGTCCTTTGCCTTTCTTGTCCTTGTTTTTTTAGTTTTATTTAAACCGTATGCATCAATGCCTTTCTTAATAAAATTAATTTCAAGAAAGTAACCAAATGCTATGATTGTGCCAATAAACAAAAACATTGACCAAAATTCACCACCGACAAAGTCTTGCTCTAAACTAAACAATAATTCCAATATAGCAACAATCATTGCTCCTAATGCAACGTATTCCGGTACTTTACTTACTTTGCCAATAGGATTTAGGAAATTAATAAACACTATAGCAAATCTACCAAATTGCAACATAATACTTGCTGGAACTGATAAGTAATAAGGAATGGGCAAAAAATAAACATTTAAAGCGGCCGTAATGACATAGGTTAATATTATTCCGTAGAAAATAACATTGGGCATCATATTAACAATGTCCTCAAATAATAATTCAAATTTTTTTGATACAAACATGACTATGGTTTTAAGATTAAAATTCATTTTTAGGTAAATGTTTTCCAGTAAATTCCCAATACTCCTTCATTAATACTGCTCTTGCTGCATAGTTAGGGTCAGTATGATACCCAGCTTTATACATACATTTACAGAATGAGTTATATAATTTATCTGTAGATTGCTTGTAATTTGCTTTCTTACAATTTTTATACCTTGGGTTATTAAATATACTTGACCACACTTTAATTCCTTCTTCGCTATCTTCTCCTCTAAAAAAGTATTGATTTAACTTTTTCTTTCTCCCTCTTATATATTCTGTAGTTTTTAAAGATACTCTACCATGTCCTTTAATAGCTTTTACCCCACCTGGATTAGCATATTTTCTCCATAACAATGTTTCTATACCGTTGCTTGTCGCTTCAAAAATAAACGTAGAATAAAGTAAAGTAACCGGAAAATCTGTAACATAATGAACTTGCATAAGCATATCATTATATCCTTCCAATATGACAAGTCTTCTAAGCTGGTATAAATTTAGTTTTGCTAAATTCCTAAATCCTTCTTTCTTTAGTTCATCCCTAAGTTCTTGTTCATTATGGTTTCTGTATTTATAAGCATAATTTCTTCCGTTATCATTAATTACAATATCTTCAACTTTCTTAGGTTTATCTTCTTCAACCTCTCTTGTAAGAAATACTGTATCTCTAATAACTTTTACTAATGGATTTAAAGATGATTGTTCTGTTTTTATATTAGGATTATAAACAATCCCAACAATAAAACTAAACACCATAGCTACTGCAAATGCCTCTGGCAGATATTTTATCTTAGGCACAAATGTGGTAATGTCTTTTTTCATGACTATTGATTTAATGAATAATGAATACAAATATAATATAAATAATATTATTGTATATATAATATAGAAAAAAAATAAAAAAAAGTGCGAAGGCAAATCTCCGCACTATCACAATACCTATAAACTAAGACATTAACAAATTACAATTTCTTATGTTGATTATACATTTCGTATGCTGACATAACCCTAATCTCTTTACTTTCAGTATCTATTCTTAACTCTTTAAAACGCTCTATAGCATTTTCAAGGTTATCCGCTGATACAATTATTTTTCTGCCATCTTCGTAGCATATAATGTATTTATTTTCAACCTTGTCCATTAAAACCATTTTTTTAAAGTGTCAATAATAAAGTAGATAGCATACCAAAAAGTTAAAATACATACAGAGGACACAACAATGAGCGCCAAATGATTAGTTAATTTTTGTTTTTCTTTTTCTGTTAACATGGTTATTTGTTTAAGTAGGTGATAAAAGAATAGATTAACTTAACCAAAGCAAGAGTAGCTATAGTAGCAAAAATAATTGAAAGAGTTCTATAAAGTAAAACTATTTGTTTATTGTTCATGGCTATTTGTTTAAATAGTTTTTACTTGCTACCGGATCTTTTCCTTGGTCTTTATACTTTGCATCTGCCTTACTGGCATAGTCTGTGTATGGCATTTCCGAAATATCATGGTAGCAGATTTGTGCAATCTTCATGCCAGGGTAAATCTTTACAGGTTGTACACAAACAAGTTCTAAAGTCCAGTGACCTTTAAAATTCACATCACCAAAACCTGCAGTCACATGAACAAATAAACCTAATCTTCCTAAACTCGATTTGCCTTGTATTATTGGAACGTGCCGAAGTGTCTCCGTATATTCGACAGTTGAGGCAAGGTATAAAATGTTTGGCTGTAAAATAATTCCTTCTTCTGGAATAATAAAAGGAGCATAAGCATTTTTTTTCCTTGTGTCAAGAATAGTATCGGTGTACATTAGCAAAGTGTTGCTTAGTGTTAAATCTACACTATTAGTGCCAATGTTTGCTTCTATTAATGGCTCAATAACAATGTTTTTAGCTGCAATTTCGTCAATTATGGTTTTGTCTGTTAGTATCATTTTTCTTCTTTTTTATAAGTTTCGTTGTAATATTGTTCAAGTGATTTGTTTTTTTCAATATTTATTATTGAAAATTTTCCATCATTGTAAGCCTGCATTATTTGCCCTTCGTGCATTTCTTTAGCAATTTTAAACTGCTCTTTGTATTTATTCCTAAGGACTTCTGAATCAAAAGAAACAATCCCAAGTAATTTTAATTCTAAAATTTCAACAGCGGTTAGTTTACTCATTTGTTTAGGTTCTTCTTGTGGATAATGATTTTATAAATACGTTTATGGATATGTATGTTAGGCATAGGTAAACATTCTACATCATCTACAATCTTTACAAACTTACAACTTGCATTCTTCACAAACCATTCTAAAAACTTATTATCAATAGCTTGTACACCATCTTTAATTAAGTCTCCATCTGTTGTTAAAATTATTTTTTTGTATAAATGAGGATTTATTTTCCAATATTCCTTATTTACTTTTAAAGAAAATTCAGTAACTAATTCAATATTATTTTGAACACCAGAATATCTGTAATCCCCTTCTTTAATTTCGTCATCAGAAGTGATGTGGATGTTTAAGTTAATTAAATCATTTTTAACAATAGTAGGAGCAACAAATTCATCTGCTGCAAGATTTAATACTCCTTTGTAAGTATGCAACTTACTTGGTTTATCTGTTGGTAATAGGTGTATGTTTTTCATTTCTTTAAATCATTTAATTCTGGATGTGTAAAATAAAACTCGGTCAACATTGCAGCATTGCACATCAAGTGTGCCGAGTGAAGAAGCCCACTTTCTTCGTCTATCATTTCACCAAGTCGCATTGCTTCCAGGTGACGCATGGCGGAGGCAATGACAACAGAGAAGGGAAAACCTTTCTCCCAATTACCAGCAGGATACTTCTCTAAACCTTGCGTCCACACCTTTGCATATTCCCTTTGCGCAATGGCTGGGCAAAGGTCGTAGCGTAGTTTATTTTCATTTGTCCTATATGCACCATATTCTTCAATGCAAGGATTCCTGTTAGAAGCTATCATTAACTCCTTAACCCTTTCTTCGTTTGTTTTTGTTTCTAATTTTTCAACTTCATTCATAGGTGAAATGCTTCTAAAGATAGTATAAATTTATTTGTAAGTTTTAATTC